AGTGCTAGGATTTGCGGCTGAACCTGCAATGTTTGCAGGAATTCGTAAATCATCATTGCCGGCTTTGGCTTCATAGCGCAACTCTTGTCGAGCTTCGTTGGCTGAAATAATACCAGCGTTTACCAATGTTGAGTGATATGCGGCAATGTCTTTTAATTCTGGCTGCAGGGCACTAACGGAGCTGGTAATAGCTTCTACGTCATAACCAAAGTAACGTTCCACAGCACTGATAAACTTGCGGTTCATTGGCAGTACTGTTTCTAAATAGAATAGTCGAAGGTTAGGCGAAATATTGGCATTGTTGCCGCCTTGCAGCAAGATTGGCGGTACGCCAACAGCTTGCATGATTTTTTCGCCATGAGTTTTGATGCTGACATCAAAATCCATGTCTTTGAAATTGGTTTCGGCTAGCTGATGTGGCTTTAGGCCGCTGTCCAAGATAACTGGGCGCTTGCCACCATTTTTAACGTTGTATTTTTGCAACCAGTAGGCAATTGTTTTTTCTTTGGCAACTTGGGATAGTGTGTTGTCAGTGGTTAGTACTAGTCCAAACACAGCACCGTTGTCAAAGAAGTTTTCTTGAAACTGCTGCATTGAATACAGTAATTTAACGCTGCGATCAGCTGATTCTAGTCGACTTGATCCGCGATAGATTGAGTCGGAACTCAGGTCACGAAAGTAAAAAACTTCGGACTCTTTGAAATCTACAAAACCATTGTAGCGAAATCCGCGAATAAATGTTTTTTCGTCGGTTAAGATTTCTACTTTGTCGGCTGGCAGGTGGTACATAAAAGTACCGTCAAAGTGTACAAAAGCATTGCCTTCTAAGACAAAGTCTGTGAACAGTGCACTGCGAAAATCTTGTGCTGACTGGTAAGGGTTAGGGCGGAAGTTAAGTAGTGTATTCAGCGTCTTTTGGCGAATACCTGTTACTACTCCGTCGTGTACTTTGTCTTTGATATCGTAGTCTAGCGAGGCTGCGGCGTTAACCAGTAAACTCACTGACCGATTAACTGATTCCAGTTTTTGAAAGCTTTGAAAGTAGCTGATCTTTGAATCAGTACCAACATGCGTGCCTGCATCTTGTGCGATTCGTGTTTGTGCTGGATTCAGCTTTTCGCGAATCCAGTCTTGTGATTTTGTTATCCAACTCATGTGTTTCCCTTAAATAAATCGTGAGAAAAATGAGTTGTGCGTGCTAGTTGGTACGGCTTTATCACCATGAACGTGTTTTTCACGCTGAAGTTCAATCCATCGCTGCTGTTTAGGTTCGGAACCTACTGCGGGCGCTTTGCCATAAATGCTGTGCAGCGCTACATGATGCGGATTACAAAGGGTGTAAACCTTATCATATAACTCTACACGGTGCTCCGCAATAAATTCATCACGAACAGCCAAGATGCCTTCGTCTGTTGATATGTCGTAACCTCGGTGCGCAGCCCACGTTTCTAACAAGATTGTGATTGAGTGTAGGTGATGAAGTTCCAAGTCTTTGGTGCTGTCGCAAATAAAGCACTCAGATTTTTTATCGTATGCCGCCTTGGCACGATCACGTACCCACTTTACTGGAATACGTTTGTTTGTGTTCTTGGCCATTTTTTATTTGGACCTTCTTGAGATTACTAGTATTATATACTACATGCAACAAAATGTCAATACCAGAATTTATGTTGCAGGTCGTGTATTTTGACTTGAACTTGGATTTAGAAAAGTGTATAATTGGATTTTACAAGGAAAATCATGGCCAGTGGAATATATAGATTAACATTTAGTTCGGGAAAATACTATGTGGGAAAGTCTCTGGACTTGGAAACTCGTTGGAAGCAACACTTTAATAAATTTGCCACAGGCAAAGCTGCCAGACCCATGCAGCTAGAATACGATCGTTGCGGGCTACCCCAAACTGAGGTGATTTTTGACTGTCACCGTGATCACATTGACATACTAGAAGAACTACTAATCGACCAACTTAAATCACCAGATATGCTTAATACAACATACCCAGAAGTAAACCGAACAGATGAAGTTGCTATCTTAATCAACAACAGTCGTGACTTGTTACAAGTAGGTACGCTAGAGCACTTAGATATGCTTCATGGTAACCAAAGTCTGGTTGACCTGGCTGCTGCCAAAGTTTCCGAGGCTGAGGACTTGGTTGAGGAATATCGCAATAATGGGTACATGATTACTCAAGACTATGTAGACTTGGCTGAAATTGCCACAGAAAACATACAAGAAGTAGAATTACTTGAAGAATACACCGAGGAGTTGTATGCGGAACTGGAAGCAACAAGAAAACAGCTTAGTAAATTAAAAGCTCGCGGTTGGTGGCAGCGACTATTCAATTATAGTGTATATGTATAAAGAGCATAACGAATCGCATCTGCCATGTGAGAATATTGATCGTGCTTTGGACGTTCTTTCTGTAAACCTTCTTTGGTATCCCAGCGATATTGGTCAAACACCGCTAAGCTATGTGTGCAATGAGGAGCTACTTTTAAACGGCCCTGAGCTACCAGTGTTTGCACATATGCAATTCCGGGTAAGACGTCTTTCTTCGCCTTAGTTGAAGCCAAGTCGTAGATGTAAGCCAAGTCCGAGGCAAACTGTGCAGCAGCCGAGTCAATAAAAATGGTTTCCACGCCCCACTTGGCACACAACCCACTAAACGCTTCAGCGTGTTGCGCAGTGGTAGCTTCGTTGGCCAAGTACTCGTCAACAATCCAGAACACATCCTCAATCATATCGTACACTATAACCACAAAAGCAGTGTAATCACGATAGCCAGGGTCGCAGCCAGCAATGGCTTCGCCGCGCAGGTCACTGGGCGGTTCGCAAACATCGGTGGCCGCTAGGCTATAAATCTGACCCTCAAACACTGTAAACGATGCCAAGTATTCTTGTTCAAATTCTGCACGCGACATTGATCTGCGAGCTTCAGCTACATCAGATTCCTGCATGCGAGTGTTCTCCGAATAATCCGCTTGCAGGCTCACCCACTCTGGAAATTCACTACTAAAACCACGATTCCAAAACTGTGAGAACCAGTTGTTGCGACCACGTGGTGTTGATATAAAAATTGCTTTTGAGCCAGGCTTGTCTAGTGTAGGTCTGAGTGCGACGTTGAATGCGGCTTCTCCGTCCGATCCAAGCGCTGCTTCGTCAAATATGATAAGATCATAGCTTCGGCCAACGCAGCTGTCCACAGTAGACAAACTGCCCATACGAATAGTCGAACCATTATCCAATTCAATAATCTTGTCTTTTAGGTTGTCTCGCGCAACTTCTAGGTCAAAATGCTTTATAAGCTTACGCTGTAGCTCAAAGCTAATACCAGATAAATTATAGTTGGGTGACATGATCAGCACATTCGATCCGGGTACCAAACTCACCAGCTGACCCACCACGTTGGCTATGTAGGTTTTGCCAAGTCGGCGCGCTAGCGCGGCACAAATAAACCGGTACTTGGGGTCGTTGACGGCGTTGATTAGTGCGGTTTGGGGTCGGTTGATGGTTTCATAAATGCCTAATAACTTCAAGTAGTTGACGATGGGTAACTTGATAAAACGAGTTTGTGCTGCGAATTCCACAATGTGTTCGCACTCAACATCTGGTCGGCTAATGGTTAGCATTAGACTCCTTCACCACTAATAAGACGTGACACCAGCTGAGAATATTTTGATCCGTTAAGCCCGTCGTTGATTTGCACGTTTACTTGCTTTTGCGGGCCACTTGGGCCTTGACGCAGTTTTTCAAGTTGGATTTCACGATCCAATAAGTCCATCGACATTTTATGACTAAGATGTAGCAAGTCAGCAATGTCTTTAGTTGAGCCAGTTTGTGATTCATGTAATTCCTGAAATTTTTGTTTGATTAGGGAATCCATGGCAGCACGCATTTCAAACTTGTTGTTGAATCCGGTGTCCATGAAAACATGGTCAATATAAGCTTTGACTTCGCGTCGTGATAAGATTTCTGTGACCAGTGTGGGTGGCAGGTCTAATTCGTCAGCCACACGTTTAGCATCTTGCAATTGCAGGTAACAGTTTGCCACTTCTAGGGCTTCTGGGGCAATTTGTAAGGTTTCGGCAGGTAGGTTTTGCGTCATATAGAGTTCCTTTGGGGCAATTATACCACGGGGGGCTGTGTGGTGGCAAGTGGGTTTTTTTGTGGGGGTTTGGGGTGGTTTGGTAGTTTGGGAGGTTGGAACGGTGGGGGCAGTGAGGGCGATTGTTGCGGTTTAGGGTCGTTGATGGCACCCAAGTAGTTTTGGAATTTTTTCTTAATAGGCCGCGTGTGGGTGGGTGCCACGGCATATGTGTAAACTTTAGTCTACTAACCGGCCCTAGTCCTTTTGTTTGCAAACCTATCACAGTATGAGTACTTTTGTTTTCTAACGGATTTGTGAACCAGAGTTTGCAGTTACAAAATCAAATGAGTACTTTTGTTTGCAGATAAATTTGTGAACCAACGGCTTAAGTTGTAACAGTTTGTAACAATCTAAAAAACTATTGACAACTTGCAAAACTGTGATATAATAAACCCATGACAACTAAACAACAAGCCATTGATGCTATCATGGCACATGACCCCAAAGCCTACGGCATTGTTCAACATGACGAAAAAAACTTTTCTGCTGTTGTTGGGCGTGCTATTGCATATTATGTTATAATTGATGGTGTAATCACTGGAGATGTTTGGTATGAATAAACGTGAATTTTTTGATGCGCTTGGCTTTGCGGCTTGCATTGCCCTGCCTTTTGTGATATACTTTGCTTTTGTAATGAAACCCTGAAAGGAAATTGAAATGCCTGCTAAAACTGTGAACTATACCCCCGAGCAAACCCTACAAATGGTTACCGACTATCAAGCCGGTAAAACTGTGGAAACCATTGCTGAAGCATTGGGCAAAACAGTTCGTTCGGTTGTGGCTAAACTTTCGCGTGAGAAAGTTTATGTGGCTAAAACTTATGTTTCAAAAACTGGTGAGGCTGTAGTAAAAAAGGATGCTGTTGCAGACTACATTGCTGAGGCTCTTGGCTTGGGTGAGGCTGATACTGAATCGCTGACAAAAGCCAACAAAACAGCATTGAAAGCCATTGCGGATTTCATCAAGGCTGAAAAGACCTGATTTGTGCAGTGGGATTGCATCCCCTGCTTTTGTGTGATATAATTGTTTTTTAACTTGGAGAATATGATGAAATTGTCAGCTGTTGAAAAAATGGATCGTAAAATGTTCAAGGGCGTGGTGCTTGCCAAAAATGGTGGTGTGTTCACTGACGGGTGCTGTGGCATTACTGTGGTGGCTGTGCCTGCATGTGGGCGTACAGATTCAGAATTTGTTCACGTTGCTGTGGCACAATGTAGTTCAGGCGACACATTCAAGCGTAAGCGTGGTGAATTGGTTGCGCTTGAGCGTTGGATGAATGGATGCACTTTGAGCGTTCGTCGCAATGGTCGATGCTTGCAAGGTGTTGCTAATGATATGAGGGACTTTTTGACAATGTAAACTTGGGTTTGCAAACCAAATGTAATACTTTGGTTTGCAGCCGCGCCCAGCCCATATATCAGTATATTCATATATAAGCATATGCTTATACGTGGGCGCCAAATTATACCATACAATTTGGGACCGTGTCAAGCACTTTCCCCAAAAAACAACAAAAACAATTGTAACAGTCACCGTGAATTGTTACACTTTATTTTGTCCAAACACGCAAAAAAAGCCTAGACAACCCATAAAACCGTGATATAATTACTACATCAACAACGCACAAGGATGCATAATGGCTAAATTTGATTCCACTACAATCCCATTGGGTTTCACCTATGACGCAAAGGGTAATGTGCTCACATATCGCGACAGCACGGGCCGTTGGAGTGAATACACTCGTGACGCAAAGGGTAATGTGCTCACATATCGCGACAGCACGGGCCGTTGGAGTGAATACACTCGTGACACAAAGGGTAATGTGCTCACATATCGCGACAGCACGGGCCGTTGGAGTGAACGAACATGTGACGCAAAGGGTAATCTACTCACATATCGCGACAGCACGGGCCGTTGGAGTGAACGAACACGTGACGCAAAGGGTAATCTACTCACATATCGCGACAGCACGGGCCGTTGGAGTGAACGAACACGTGACGCAAAGGGTAATCTACTCACATATCGCGACAGCACGGGCCGTTGGAGTGAACGAACACGTGACGCAAAGGGTAATCTACTCACATATCGCGACAGTGACCGCTGTGCTTTGGTGCTATAATCCCCTAGGGGATTATAAAAGGATTATAAAATGATTATTATCAAACCACAATATGAGCTAACCCGTAAAATGTGTGAATTGGTAGAATATTTTAATAAACTTGAAAAAGAATTAGAATATCCTAATTGTGAGGGTGAAGCCGATAAAAAACAAATACTTTTGAGGGCAGAACGTCAATTGATACTTTTGAGGGCCGAATGTCAATTGATACTTTTGAGGGCAGAACGTCAATTGATACTTGATGGTAGATTGTAACACTTTTGTTTGCAAACCAAAATGAATACTTTGGTTTGCGGGCGCGCCATTATACCACAGTATAATGGAGCGTGTCAAGGGTTTTGCGATTGATTTTTTCAATCGGCACGATAGGTAAATACAA